ATAGGACTGCTGTGCCGTTAACGCAAGCTGCGTAAACATCTTCAGGTCTATATTCAAGCCAAGGGAATTGAGCGTGTATCTCTTTTATCCCACTTCCTACCCAATCCCACTCTTTCTTTATATCTGCCATTACTGGATTCATATTCTTCTCTCTTTATACTTTAGCTTGCGTAATTATCCAATTTGATCCATCTGAAAATACTGTTATTGCCTCAAACTTCCTATTAATGGTAAAGGTCTGAGCGTCATCAATTAAAAAGCCAGAACCTGCATCCAATATAATTCTATTAGACCCAAAAGTAGTGTCGTCTGAAATAAACTGAATGGTTCTAAATGACTGATCAACTGGAGAAGGTAGATTCAATGTCCATGACCCTCCGCCAGTATTACTAAGCATAACAAAGTCATTGCTTTGAGTGTAATTAACAACAGCTCCACCAGCCTTTGTAACAGTAAAAGGCTCCATATCCTCACTAGCGAAATGTATCCACCCAAGAATACCATCTGCGTCTGGGTTCACATAGTCGTAGCGGTAAAGACCTTTAGTCGTATGGTTGCTAAAATCAGTAGTAGTGCCATCGGAATACATAATCATTCCAATCTTAGGGTTTGCTACTGGTGACGCTTGAGGGATAAAGGTTAACAACGTCTTCATGTCATCAATTCTTTGGTTAAGCCTTCTTAGCTCGTCCTCAAGTACCGGTCGGTTATAGTCTGCTGGTAGGTTTGCCACTATCGCTCACCCTCCATTCTGCCTTGAACCTCTAGGTTAGTTAGTGTCCAATTATCAGAAGAGTTATTGCTTTCTACTTTCATAGTAATGTACCTTCCGGCAGACCTTATAGGGAAGCTTTCAAAGGTGTTGGTTATAATGAAGCTATTAGCTCTTCCTCGGCCATCTGTGTAGTTTGGCTCGCCATCAATTGTATCGGCCCAGCCTACTGACAGCACTGGTGATCCAGAGCCTTCCTTGCCTACACGAATAGCTGATATTTCTTTAACTCTATCTGCATCGTTTAGATCGTGCGCTTTTGTTACTGCTGAAACGCTAGGGTTAGCTAATCCTGGAGTGTTGCCCTCATAATAAAAGTTACCAATGTTGTCGCCAGACAAAGCGTGCTGAAATACACCTCTATCAAGGTAAGCTGAGATAACTTGATCTCTCATTCCCCACTGCCCAGTCTTATAGTTATAATAAAACTCTTTGCTTATAACTGAAGACCCAAAAGGTATAGCCCAAACAACTTCGTTTTCTTTGGAGTTTTCAAACCCGTAGATCAACTCAATAACAGATTCAGAAACATTGTCTCTAAAGAATTGGCTTATTCCGCTATCGTTGCCAATCATATTTATGGCAGCGCCATCAGTCACAAAGAAGCCATCTCTAGTTACGCCGTAGTTTTGACGACCAACAGATACAACAGAATTTGGAGACACTGCGCCTATATTGCCTTCTAGTGCAACTTGATAACCAAAGATATTTGGTAGGCCAACATAGTTAACAACAAACATCTGACTTTCTGTGTATACCGCTAAACCATTACCTAGCTGACAAACGCAACGTATGGGTGTTTCTGCTTCACGGATTAATAGGCTACCAGCGGTGTTTGTTGCTGTTCCTACCCAATCATCTAGGTTATCTGCGCTACACCATGCAAAGCTTGTACTGTAGTCTACAGCGCCTTTAGTGTAGTTAAACGCAAGCATGTGCGGGCCTTGCTTATGGAAGCACTCTAACGTATCAAAGTCTATGTTAGGAACGGTTACTGTTGCTGTTGCTCCAGAGCCTGAGCCAGTTGCTGTGACAAAAGTAATTGTATCGCCAGACACATAATCACTATTACCCCAGTTAGTAATTTCAAAGTCAAGAAGTTTGCCTCCGTTTACTTTGGTTACGGTTGCTGTTATTCCCGATCCGTTTGGCGATGTTGTTGTTAATGTGGAACCTATAGTGTAACCAGTTCCTTCAAGGTCATTTATAGTGACTGTAGCACCGCTAACCCTATCGTTGTGGAAGCCATTAAAAGTTACATTGTTCTTCTTAATTACTGGCTGAGTAGAGCCTTTAGCGCCAACTACAAAAGAGCCAAACGTCTCAAAGTCCCATTGATCAGGAGTATTTGATGACCCATCCCAAGTAGTTGTACTGCCATCCCAATGAGTCTCACCAAGTTCAACAGTAGCGTTTGTAACAGTATAAGTATCATCGTTTTCGCCAGAAACGGGGACAATTATTATTTTTTCTTGATTAAGACTTTCTTCGCCTGTTGGGTATACTGCGGTATAAGGGCGGTTAGGATCAAACCCAGTAAACCCTGTAAGACCTTGGACGCTAAACTCTGATCCGCTGGCTAGGCCGTGATTAGCAATAGTTTTAATTACTAATGTGCCAAACTGTATATAAGCCTCTGCTATTGCCAAGCCTTCACCAGAATCCCACGTTGTACCTGCGGAACTCATTAAAAGGTTATACCCAGACCCAACTGTTTTTACAGATGGTGTATTTGCTGGAGTAGCTAAAGGATCTTCTAGGACGTATGAATATATATTTTTTAAGTCCCCAACGTAAGCGACATTAGTGTCGTACTCTCTGGTTGCTGTAATGCCTCGTATTGGAGTCGCAGAGTATTGAGGAGCTGTTTTGAAGTCATGCAAAAGCTCTCGGCCAGCTTTTCTTCGCATACCAAATTCAGTGTATTGAACGCCGTTAACAGTCTCCCAGAATGGAATCTGTTTATCGAATCTTTCTGGGTACACGCCGGTCTTAAGAAGATCAGAAGCATCTATCTTAAAACCGCCGCTTTTATCAGTTTCAAAGGGCATTGGACTTCCTAGATTAAAATTAAGATACGGCTACAATTAGACCATTTTTAATGGTAAAGCTTGTTGGATTTGTTGCGGTTGCAGTAACGCCTGCGGTGCCATCGTTTGCTACATGCTCGCCCTGAATCGTCCCGTTAACAACTATACCATCAGACTTAACCCCAAGGACTTCAGTGCCTGCTCCGGCATTTAAAGACCCCTTTCTAAATGAAGCTATATCGCTAACAGTAGCACCCTGCTGAACATAAAGAGCATTGCTTGCGCCATTGCGAGCAAAAACTGACCAAGTAGTATCATCAACTATTTGAGCAGCATCACATTGAAAGTTTGCAGCTTTAGATATTCCAGCAGTTGTTGTTCCAAAGGATTCAGTTTCAAATTTATCAGCACTTTGATACTTCAATCTTATTTTGCTATCGTTCCAATAAGCAAGAGCATTACTGTCACCGTATATATATCCATCACTCCCTTGAATGACAAGGCTGCCATCTCCAACTTGCTTGAGATAGCCGTTACCATTAGTAGCTTCAAACAATTCTAAGTGACCAGAAGATTCATAGCCAAACTGAAGCCTTTTATCCGCAGGTACTCTAATAGAGTTAGCCGTTGCTGTTAAAATGTCAATATATTGAGGATCACCAGTTTCGTTGTAATTCCCCATTCTAAAGATAATCTTATCGTTAGGATTGTCTTTTGACTCTAACACCATAGACCCTATATCGCCGTTAGCTTCTGCATATATTTGAAATAGATCGTTATAGTTGGTGGTTGGATCATCGAATCGTATTCTTTTGCAAAGAACATCGCCAGTGTTAACGGCTTCAGTATCAAGTGGGTTGTTGCCGTTTAAGTTAATGTAGTCTGCAAATACACCCCCATCAACATCAATGCCATTGCTTGCAAGGTTTAATACGTTTTTAAATAGGTTTCCAGTTTCACGAACAAAAAACCTGAACCGACCTTCTTCTTCGCCAGTAGTGGAGACAGGACTTTCAACTCTCAGAAAGCCATAAGAGCGAGGAACCCCATCGTCAAAACTTCCTTGAAATGTAATCCCACCTAGATGATTATCGTCACCTCTTGGCTCCTCGCTTCGTAATATAAGCTCTGGCTGAATATTGACATCAGTATTACCACTTGTTATTACAACACCGTCATTTGTTGTTTGTAGCTTTTTAATATTGTTATAAAAAAGATAAGCGCCGCCATCAGCATCCCCAACAAAAAACTTTTCTCTAGCTCCTGAGCCATCGTGAGTTCCTATCTCAATACCTGAATGCCCAGCCCCCTGTGTGCTTGATGCAATGTAAGCGTGATCACTTTCATCAACTCGAAATTGCAATACTTTGCTGGCGCTAAACCAATCACTACCATCCTCCCATCGCTCATCTTTAATAATAAGTTTTGATTTATTTGCGTTGATAGATCTGAATTCGGCTTGAATAGTCTCATCACCAACAGTATTTCCTAGCGCTTCACCCTCTACATATATACCATTCTTCTCTACTTTAAATGGGGTTATATCTGATCCTGTGCCAGTGTTTACAAATCGCAAATCAGTAGTTGTGCCTTGGCCATAGGCATCTATATACCAATCGACCGTGCTATCAGACTCTCTTTGAAATTGAACTTGCCCTCCTTCACCAGCGCCACCTGTAGGGTGTAATGTAATAAGATCAGCAGTAATTTCGCCTTGCACATCTAAGCTTGAAAGCGTGACACTCTTGTTAATGTTTACGCACGCAAAGTAAGGTGTAGCACCGCCACCTGGAGCGTTTAATATGAACTCATAATACTGACCGACTACAAGATCTCCAGCAGCTAAATCTAATCCTTCAAGGCTCTTTAAACGAACGCCAGCTCCGCCGTTAACGCTTAAAGATAAAACTGTTAAACTACCATCGGCGTTAGTTACATTAACTCTTGCAGCTATACGCATTCCATCAACGTACTGTAAATTTGCTTCAGGTTGAGGGTAAGTAACTGAGTAAAGTACAGGCCCGCCAGTAAGCTCTTGAGCGTCAATGTTCGCTCTTTGTAGCTTAGTAATTTCTTCATCAGCAATTCTAAAGTTTTCTCTAACGCTAGATGTACTGGCTGAACCGGCTGTTGGATTTGTTGGGATTATTTGTGAAGTCATTAGACTAACGGGCCTCCATTGGCTTGTATGCTATCGTCTTTAATTCTTGCTCTTCCGATGCCTTGCTTGGATCGTCTGGCTTGTACGTTTGCAACACCCTCGTCAACCATCTGTTTAAAATAGTTTACTCGACCATCATCCTTAAGATAGACGTAAGCTTCTTGAAGTGCTGCGTTTAAATAAATATCTTGGAAGACTAACCCGTCTACTGGGTATCCCGAGCCTACTCCATCGTCAAAATTAATATCCCTAGTGCATAAAACCTTAAAGGCTTCCGATCCACTATCCGATGGTGTTGGAGCAAAATACAAGTCATCACCAGAGATTGAATATCTTGATGACGCTCCGCCTTGATCTGCGTGTAATAATATTTCCGCTATTGATACCGGCTCTAATTGCCGACCTCTTGAGTCTGAAACGCTTATAGGTATAAAGCCAAAAGGTATTTTTACAGTTTGAGCTATAGGATTAACGGTGAAAAGTGTTTGCTGCTCTTCAATATCAAGCCTACGGTTTATTTTTAGCCTTGCAAGTTCTAAAAAGTCAGGTATCTGCGCTGACAAGTCTGATCTATTTAGCCAGTCAGCAACTGCTGCCTGTAAGTCTGCGGTTGTTGTTAAAGCCATTACAGTCTCGCTGTGGTGGTTTTCATGTATGGGTAGTGTGTTTCAATGAGCTTAAAGAAATATTTATAGTCTACGTTTTCGCCAAGTAGATCTATTCCATGCTCTTTCTTTATTCTCATTACATCGGTCATAGATAAATCTAAAACTTGATGGTAATTCTGTTTTGGATCAAACTTAACCCAATCGCTAGTAGCGTTTCTTTTGTTCTTGTTGTCTTCTAAAAGCTGGGTAATGTCTTGCTTAAACTCAGAATAAACTCCACCATCATTGGTGAAGTAAGAATCCTGGTGTACACCGTTTTCCGTTTCTCTCTCAATAAATGTACTCATTACTTCTTAACCTGTTTCTTTTTCTTTTTTGGTGGTCGTCCTACTTTAGTTCCGTATGTTCCTTTACCTGCTGGCATAATTTTCTCCAATAGTTAGATACAGGAAAAGGGAGCCGAAGCTCCCCCACCTTTAGTTACTATACTATGCGTTGATTGCGTAGTAAGCAGCGTTAGCTTCTTCAGAACGAGCTTCTAAAGTGTAGTAACACTCTAAAAGTTTTTGTTCAGCAGATGCTTGAGTAGCGATGTCAGTAGTATGAATTTTCTTACCACCAGCAAAGGCCAAGCCCCAAGTGCTATAGTCTAAAACGTATAGAGTATCATCAGGCATATGCTTGTTAGGAACAACAGCGATAGGGCCAAACTGAGAAACATATACAGCAACTCGGTTGATGATTTCGCCATCAGCAGCGTTAGTAGTTACATCAGTTGAGATGCCTTTGCTAACGTCAGCATTGTTACGAAGAGTGCTGATAGTGCCAGCAGAACCCATGATCTTAGCAGAGCTAAAGTCACCAGAGTTATCCCAAACACCGTCTAACAAGTCATCAAGATTTGCTTGAGTCATTGCTTCTGGAGTACCAGGAGTAGGCTTAGTTAAACCAGTTGATGCAGTGTTTGCAACACCACCAGTTCCAGATACTTTTTGGTTTTTAAAAATCCAAGAAGCAACTGTTGCGCTAACACCAGCAGCAGCATTAGTAGGTTGAACTTTAAATTGATTAGAGAGAACTTGCTTCTCTACATCCATCTGAAGCTCTTTACCTTTCTTCATTAACTGATAAGCCATTTCCTTACCAGGAACGCCAGCTCGGTCAAACATTTCAGCTTTCTTAGTAACTGTAACGCCTTTAGTTGCGATCTGAACATAGTTACCCTTACGAGTACGCTCTGAACCTTCAGACGAGTCAACCTTTTCTGCTTCAATAGCAGCGTTATTATCAACAGCGTCTGCGTAAGTGTCAGTTAACCACTCATGGTTGTCAGCAGTAGCTTTAGTCTGAGCAATGCCAGAAGTAAAAGGAGTCATGAAAGGAGTAACATTAAAAATTACGTTACCTAAATCTTCACGGATGTTTTTTGCGTTTTGTGGGCCTAACTCGTAAGCCGAAGTTGATGTAATTGTAGCCATGATTTGTTACCTAATTATTTAAAAGAATCGAGAATTAAATTTACCGCAGAATCTCTTGAGAAAGAACCATCACTCTGTGTGGCACTTTGTAGTCTCTTAGATTGTGCAGCAGCCTGTTTTTGTGCTCGACTCGCTGACGCGCCTTTTCTTAGAACAGTCTTAGAAGCTTTTTTCTTAGGAGCCTTTTTAGTTGCTTCCACTTGCTTCCTAGAACTACTTGCCATAGCTGCATCGTGCAACACTTTTAGTACAACAGCGTCTGTAACAGTGTTTAGTGCTTCTGCACTACCGCCAACGCTTTCAAAGTACTCAGTCATAACAGCTACTTTTTCAGCAGCAACCTTTTGATCTGAAAAACTTGGCTCTAATTGAATTAACAATTTGGCCTGATTTTGTGATTCAGCTTTAAGATTTTCTTGTTGTTGACCAGTGTGCTGATCGTGTACTTGCTGTGCTATGGAATTAATCTCTTGCTCTCTTTGTTCAAAAAGAACTCGATTTTCTAATGCCTGCTCATAAGCATAAGGATCTGTCTGTTTTAAAGCTAAAAGTTCTTCAGTATTATGGGTTGGTCGCTGACCGTATACCATTGCGCTTGCAATCTCTAACAGCTTTGCTGTTTCTTCAAGAGATGAAGTTCGCTTTGTTTCAAAAACTTTTCGCTCATCAGACAACGCCTGAGTCTTGCGTGTATAATCACCTTGCATCAAAACGCCGCTTTTAATCTTATCAATGTCATCAAGACCATTTTCAACAAGAAATTCGCGTGCATTAACTAAATATTCGTATTCACCGTCTTCAAGCTCGATGTCACCAGAGAGTTCTTCCTCTCCGCCTTCATCACTATCTTCGGTTTCATCTTCTTCTAGCTGATCCAAGTTTTCGTCCACTTCTTCTTCAGAATATTCTTCTTCAGATTCCGCTTCAGCTACAGGTTCATTTTCAATTTCTCCTAAATTTTCTTTAGGATTGATCATGCCCATTATTGCTTCTAATCCAGCATCCTGCGTAATGGGTTCGTTAATAGAGAGTTCCGAAGAATTGTTCTCATTGTCTGACATTTGTATCTCCTCAAAGGATCGGTTTCCCGTTGTCCTCAATTGTTAAGTTATAATTTTTGGTTTCTTTGCTTCGCGCAATTCTAAATATTGCTCAATTGTTGGGCAGGCCCATAATTCATCAACCTTGCCTTCAACATCTTTCATTGTTAATTTAGTAAAAGCGATTCCTCGCATCCAGTTAAGTAACTCACTAGATACGATATAGAATTCTTCACTTTGCTCGCTTCGCGAGACTTTCTCGTTGGTTTGCATACCACTCCATATTTTCTTTTAAAGCCTTAACTACTTTAACCTCTCTCCAGATATGCTCAACCTGATCAGGTCTTGACGCTCCAGAAAAAGCCTTGTACAAATTATCCTCCATTTCTTGAAAGATAAACTGTATTGCTTCGTCTTCTATAAGCCTTGCGGAGGCATTTGCCACCCGAATTCTTACATCTAGCTCTACCTTATCACTAGGTAAGCTAGTTACCAATCTTGACTGCTCTCTCACTGCGTGCCTCCAGATTTATTTCAGCCACTTTAAATTCGTTTTCATCTTCATGCTTCTTAACTTCAAGCATAAATTCTTGCTCTTTAAGCTCAAGCTCTGCTTTATCAAGTTCGATCTTAGCTTTCTCAATCTCAATCTGAGACATAACAGCTTCCATCTGAACTTGCTGCGCTTGCATAGCCGCTTGCTGCTCTGGTGATGGGCCTTCTGGCTGACCAGTAAACTCTGGGCCAGGATCTGTGAAGTATCGCCCGTATGCTGCCTTATCATACAGCCTGACCATATCTTCTTGCAACTGTACAATCTGCTGCGGCATTACTGTAATACCAAGGCCACCCGCTGATACCATTGTTTGTTGCGCTTGCATAGTTTGCTGCATATGGAACAACTGCTCAGTTTTAGAGCCGTTACCCAATCCAACTAGAACTGTAACGTCTTTTCGAGCATTCCATGTGCGAGGATCAACCTCTACAAACTTATTATTTAATCTAAAGATAGATTTGTCATCTGCATGAGCAATCTCTAACTCATAAACACCCATAAAGACCTTGCGCAAGAACTCGCCATACTCACGAGCAATCAAACGAATACGAGCTTGTCGCTTAGATAGCACTTGGCTAACTGCACCCGCTGCTGTGTTGCCATTAAGAATGTCTGGGCTAATAGAGTTATCTGTAGAGCCTACATCCTTTTCTAGCATCTGATCAGCAACACCCATCATATTGTAGGTGTGAGCGCCAAACGAAGGCTGGTTAGGAAACGAAATAGCGTTAGGATGCTTAACTAAATAAGGTGCTCCAGGCTTGCTACTCATAACTGAGTCTAGGTCTACCTGGCCCTCTACGACCACAGGGCGACCGTTATTTAAGTTGTACTGATTGTCTAGCTGGTTGCGCCAAAGCGTGCTCTTGACCTTCTGGAGGGGTGCTGCTGCATCCGCAGGGCAAAGACCTGTAAGTTTGTGAGGCATACGGATAGGAGTCCAGATTTCAAAAGGAATCTCATCAACTTCTTCGACGTTTAATACTGTGTTGCCAATCTTGCAAACTTTAAGTAATTCATCGTAACCATCTTCGTCACGGTCTATACGAATATAGATCTCATGTAGGTCGTAAGTGTTTGCAATCTGATTCTCATCACCATCGTAATCATCTGTATCGAAGTTACGAGCAATACGCTCAGGCGAGTCATATTCATTGTAACCAGAAGAAGTTGACGCTTTGTCAATTTTAGCCTCGTCAAAGTCCATCTCAAGCAAGTCGCTTTTAGTCTTTTGACTACGCTGGCGAACGAATCGAGCTTCCTGTACTGTAGTAGCGTTACGATCAATACCAAACTCTTCAGGGGGAACGACTTCTATGCGAGTAGAGCTTTTAGTTACTGTATGAAGCATACTGCCAGAGTAAGTAATCTCACCTGTAAACCTATCTAAGTATTCTTCAAAATCAGAGATTTCAACTTCTGGATCAGCTTCAAGTAGCTCGAATGCTTGCGCAGATATGTCATCAAACGAGTGCCTAGTTGTAGAGTCTTCCATAGCTCGCCAGCGCTTAATAACACCTTGACGCTGTAGTAAACCATCGATAAGACTATCCATGATATTGCTGAAGCCATCGTTTTGGCGATAAAATACATAGCGAATGTAGTCAGTAGCTTGCTGTGCTGCTTCAACATCCTCTTGACCTTCTGGTTCAAATCGTACAGTCTCATCATCAGCTACAAATAACTCCGCTATATCTGCTTTAATATTCTCAACGGTCTGGTAAACTTCTCGTGTAACAATGCTTGAGTAGCCATCCCTCTCGTTTCCGTAAGACTCACCAAGATAGTAATCAAGTAAATCAGCACGAGTCTGCGCTGCATCGCTATCCATGTGATCAGAAACATTATCTTCATATGAATTAATAGTACTCAGTAAATCTTTGTTTGTGATCATTATGTGACCCAGTTGTAATTGCTGTTAGATTCCTTGGACTCCCAAGGACGCTGTCTTTTTGATTTATCTTTACTTGGCTCTGCCCATCTCTGGCTTTGAAATGCGTATCTAGTTGCTGACATTAAATCGTCTGCTTTATCAACAATCTTACCGTTCTCGCCAAAGTGGTACGATCCATACTCTTGCTGCCAATACTGGCAACTTTGAAATACTTTAAATAGCCCTTTCTCCATTGCTTGAGAAATAGCTGTAATGCCTGGAGCTATCTTTATGTCGCCTTTATTTTGCGACAAGTCTGGCGGATTGGTAAAGTGCTCAGGTAAAAAGTTTACACCTTCCTGCCTGTACTGCACTGCCATTGAATCACCACCGTCAAATGTTCTGTTACCATCGTGCGGCCAAGCTATAGGCGGCTGAACTGTTCTTGCTCTAATCGCTATAGCGTGTTGCGTTGCTGTTTGACGAGATTCTCTGTACTCGTCTGTAATGTAAAAGCAGCCATTATCTGGGTTTATTGCACCCCAAACAATAGCTGTAGGGTGATCAAACCCAAAATCTATGCCACAGATTCTATTCCAGTGAGCGGGTATTGTAAAATCTTCGACCACAAGTTTATCGAGAGTGTATGGGA